GTCTAATATGACATAAACTATCCTATAGGCAAATGAGCTTATAGTAGAAGTTCTACGAACTTATCAAAATCGTACTTTAGGTTTTAGAAATCTCACCAAATCAAAGATTTCCTTTTATTAGTTTCTGCGAAACTTAAAATCGTATTGTAGGTTGCTTTAAGTCTATCCGTAAAAGATTTTCAAATAGTTTTAAGTTAATAAATAATAAGAGGAAAGATTATGGCGTATGGCGTCAATGCTCCTTTTGGTTTAAGACCTATTTCGTCTATCAACGGGGGTTCTTGGACTGAAAAGACTAATCAATATTTTATACATGCAAGTGCAGATGGTGCTAATACTTATGGAACCAGTCTATTTAGTGGTGATCCAGTTATGTGGAATACAGAAGCAGCTAGCACTATTTCAGGAGTAGCTACGATAGCTCGATATGCATTTAATAATAATGCAGCTACCGGCAATAATAATACTTCCGTTCTTGGAGTGTTTCAATCCTGTGAATACCTAGACAGTACCGGAAAGCTAGTGCAAGCTCCTTACTGGCCAGCCTCTACGCAGGTACTAGCCGGAAGTAAGATTAAGGCTTATGTGATAGATGATCCGGATGTTGTGTTTGAGATTCAGGTGTCTACCGCAACAGACGTTGCACATAATGCAAGATTTGGTGGAACTACTAATCAATCTGCTACAGTTTCCTATTTTGGCCAAAACTTTTCTTTTGGACTAGGTGGCGGTGGGGGTAATTTAGTTCCGAATAATCCAGCGCAAGGGAGCACAAGAACAGGCCAGTCAGCTATTTACTTAAATAATGTCGGTACCGGCGATAATAGTGTTAGAGGTAACGCTGCATCTCCAATGAAGGCTATTGGCTATAGTTTAAATGCTGAAAATACAATATTTGAAGCTGATGGAACTACTGCAAGGCAGTTCTTGAATGTAAGGGTGGTTATTAATAATCACGTATATCGTGCTGGTTCAGCAGGTATTACTCCTGCATAAATAAATATAAGAGGTAAATAAAAATGATTAATACGGGTCAAATTGCGCAGTTATTGCGCCCTGGCTTAAAGGCAGTATTTGGAGATTATGGTACATATCCGGCTCAATGGAAGGATATATTTAAAACATATCAATCAGATAAGTATCAGGAAATCGAAGTAGAAATGAAATATCTTGGTAATGCAGATATTAAGCCAGAAGGTCAACCTATTGCATCTGATAGTATGGGACAAAGAATAGTTACTAACTATATCCATAAAAGAGTAGGGTTGTCTTTTACTATTACTAAAGAAGCAATAGAAGATAATCTATATAAAAATCAGTTTCCACAACAAGCAAGATCTTTGCGTGATGCACTTGCTAGTACCAAGAATATACTTGGTGCAAATGTATTAAATAATGCATTTAATGTAAATCACCCAATAGGAGATGGTCAGCCAGTATGTTCTAATAACCATCCAATTGATGGTGGGGTATTTTCCAACTCTCTTGCTGGATCTGCTACTGTTGATTTTAGTGAAGCTGGGTTAGAGCAGGCGATTATTGCTATTCAGAAGTTTCCAATGCAAAGTGGAATACTAGCTCAAACAATGGCTAAAAAACTGATTATTCCTAGAGAATTACAGTTTGCAGCATCAAGACTGCTAAATAGCCAATTTAGAGTATCTACAGCAAATAACGATATTAATGCTATTTATCATAATGATTATATTCCAGAAGGTTATAAGGTAAATCAGTATCTAACATCACCTGACGCATGGTTTATTATCACTGATGCTCCTGATGGATTGAAGCATTTCCAAAGAACTGGAGTTGAAACTGATAGCTATGTAGATTTTCCAACTGATAATGCAATCTTTAAGGCAACTGAGCGTTATTCTTTTGGTGTATCTAATCCTCGCGGGGTATTTGGCTCACCTGGTGTGTAGAGTTTTATAAAAATAATAGGTTAGCGAGTATTCTTGCTGGCCTATTTTATATGAGGTTATTATGGCAAGATATATAGAATATAGTGCTCCATCAGCTAATAGTGCTATTGATCAAACTCGCGTTTGTAAAGGTCAGTTAATTACTGCAGGAGTTCCTCTGAAATTAAATGGTAACTGGGCAGATTTAGCAGCAGGTACTGTATCTTTAAAAAGAAGAGGTGCAGCTAGAACTCTTTATATACATCCTGTTTTTACAGACTTAACTGGTGTTAATTTTACAATCAAAGGGTTTCAAAACAATGTTTTAATAAGCGAGCAAGTTGCGGGAAGTGATGATAAAGTAGAAACCACGCAAGCTTATGATGAAATTATATCAATAACACCAGATACAGCAACTGAAATTAAAGCTGTTGATGTGGGGTTAGGCGAAAAAGGCTTTTTTACCTTGGAAATTGACACTAAAAACCAAGAATCTGTTGATTATGCATTGACTATTATCAACAACCAAAAAGACAAATTAAAAAATGTCAAAATATATACAAGTCTAGATCAAGATATTCTTTATTCTTATCAAGACCAACTAGGACATATTACAGCTAATACTAGAGTAAGCGATCTTTATCAATATGATAGTGTAAACAATGTTGAATATAATGGATGGACTAGTAATGATATTGGTTTGACTAAATTTATTATTGTTTATTTTGAGATAGATCATACTGCTGATAGTTTAACTACTTTACGATTTTTACAAAAATAAAAGGTAGTCATGGCGTCTTCAAATAGTTATGATTTTCAATCGGTGCAAGTAGAGTCTTTAATAAGGGATGCTTATGAAAACATAGGCATTGCCCCTGAAATGCTCACGCCTCAAAAATTAGATTCAGCAAGGAGAAGTATTAACCTACTTTTGCTTGAATGGATGAATAAGTCTACTAATCTATGGACTCTGCATAGCGGTTTTTTAGCCTTAAATGAGTTTCAATCCGCTTATGTTTTACCTAATTATGTCAGTGATTTAACAGAGGTAAACCTTAGATCTTCTAATAGGGTACTCGGCGGCACTCCAGCATCAAGTAACGGAGGAATAGCAGCAAATGCCTTTGATGGAAATGCTTCTACTGCTTGCACTCAAGATGTTCCTAATGGTAATATTTCTTATGATTATGAGGAAGGACAAGCACAAAATATTAGTTTTTGCGGCATCACTTCGCATGCAAATCTAACCTATAATTTAAATATTGAAACCTCTAATGATAATGCTAATTGGCAGAATATTCTAGCTATTCCTACCAAAGCTTTTACAGCAGGCCAATTATATTGGTTTGATATACCTGCACCTACTAATGCAAGATATTACCGAATTAGAGAAACAGGCGGTGCTACATTAAATATTAGCGAGATATATTTTAATAACAATGTAACTGATACCGTAATTGGCTCTATTAGTAGAAATGAATATCTATCACTGCCACAAAAGAAGCTAACTGGGAGGCCGTCATCATATTATTTTGATCGCAAAATAACACCTATCTTAAATTTATGGCCTGCTCCTTCTAATCTTTATAATGCAATTGAATATTCTTATAAAAAGATGATGCAGGATGTTGGGCTATATACTAATAGTCTTGATATCCCAGCAAGGTTTTATCCAGTCTTAACGACTGGCCTTAGTTATAAATTGTCTCTTAAATATAATAACCAAATAGCAGATATGTTAATGGCAGAATATCAGGAGAATTTTAGCTTAGCTACGATTGAAGATAGCGAAGATAATATCATAAGCGTTATTCCTAAATGGCAAGATGGTGGGTATGTGGGGTAATAATGTCGTATGCAACACGTTTTAAAGGTAAATATGTAAGTATTAACCCAGATAATCCATCTGCACTTGGAGTATGTGATGAGAGTGGATTTGTCTTTAACCATAATCAGCTAGTTAAGCAAATGGAATGGAGGGGTAATAATCTGGTTTGGACAGGACTGATGGTCGGCAAACCTTATCTAGATAAACCATCACAACAAAATAGACCTCCGATTACTAAAGATGATCCTAAAACTGTTGCTAACCCAAGATTGCCTGAAGGTTACAAATCGGCTGATAGTAATCAAGTACTACCTCATGGGGAGTTAATAAAGAAGCTACAAGAGGTTAAATGGTAAAGTATGGATTGTAACACAGTAAGAATATTATCTTTAGATGGCGGAGGTATTCGAGGCTATTTATCATTAAAATGGTTGCAGCGTTTTATTTCGCAGTGGGGAGTAAATGGTAATGAGTTATGGAAATACTTTGATGTAATTTGTGGAACTTCCATAGGCGGAATTGCTGCTCTTAGTTATGCTTATGGCTATAGTCCTGATTTTTTAGAGCCATTTTTTACCGAGAAAGGTAAGAAAATGTTTACTGTTAGAAGTGCCGCTGAAGTTGTTGCTGGCTCTTGTACAACGACAACAGAAAATAATAGACAAAACCTAGCGGAAAAAATCATTGATATTATAGCTAACGATTCGTTTTATAATCCACATTGCCCTTGGTATAGTATTCCACCAGGGGATAGTAATTACGGCGTTAATGTACTGCATGATATTTTAGTTGAGAATTTTGCTGATAAAACAATGCAAGATTTAAAAACCAAAGTTCTTATTCCTTCTTATGAAGAGGATACAGAGACTTTTAAATTATTTTCCAATTATCAAAATAGTAGTTTTTCTGGTCAAAATGAGCAAATAGTTAATGTTGCACACGCAACTTCTGCTGCTCCTATATATTTTCCATCAATTACGTTTAATAATCATGTCTATATAGATGGGGGAATATTTCAAAATAATCCTGCAGAACTGGGCTTAAGCTTAGGTCAATCTATAAAAAAAGGTTCTAATAGATTCTGCGTTCTTTCGTTAGGTACTGGTATAGGGAATATGGGATTTGACGCTGTAAAAAGAACATTATTGTCTGATGAAAATAGCGCAATCACAAGACTTGCTAAGCTAGCAGATGAAGCTATGACAGGAGGTCAGGAATCGGTACATCGTAATTTACAATACAGATCTGATAATACGTTAGAGAATTTATATTATTATCGCTTTCAGCCAATGTTAGACCCAAATCAAAATACAGATTTAGATAATGCAGACCCAGAGTTCTTGCAATACATGTTAGATACCGCAAATCAGCATTACGATAATGATATAGACAATATCACAACATTTTTAGGACATTTAACAGCATGAGATTTGATATATTACATAATTTTATATCTCCTGTTACTGGTAGAGTCCTATCAGATAGAGATTATGTTTTAGTTGGCGATAGAGAAGGTATAGCTACACCATCGCCATTATTGATTGATATAAAATTAGATATACAAAAACTTGATAAAGAAATAAAAAACATAAATGATCTATCGAGTAATGCCACTTATATATTACAAACTCCTAATGAACATCTACCAAATGCTCAAGCTTTAATTGATACTGGTCTTGGGATACCTAAAATTACTGATAATGGAGTATTGGCAATAGCGTCTGCTGGTGGGACACCTGTATTAAATGATTATGTTGATCCAACTACGTTAATATCATCAATAGATGCGCAAGCTATAAAAACTACAGCAGAAATAGAAGCGGCAATTGCTGCTCAAGCAGCTATTACAACAAGCGAAATAGAAACATCGGCAACGGCAACTCTTGCAAGTGCATTAGCGGCATCTACTGCTCACTTTGAACTTGCAATGATTCCTTATTCTATCGGAATAGAAGGTACTGGATTGCAAATTCAAGCCGATATCAAAAGTAAAAGAGATGACGCTATAGCCTCGGCAAATAATTATACTAATACACTTACTCAAGCTACGCTAGAGTCTGCAAAACAATATGCACGGGATCAAGATGCATTATTAAATATAAACTTAATAGGAGATGTAACAGGTAGTGGTTTTTTATCTAGCCCAATATTAACTACTTTCATACATAATCCTAAATTCTATGGAAGTGAAGCTATACAAATACCTTATGGCTCTACGATAGACAGACCGAATAGCCCTAGTATTGGGATGCTTAGATACAATACTGATGTTGGGCTTGAATATTATAACAATTCTACATGGGCTCATATAGCCTCTAATCCTGTGCAAATAGGAATACCATATGCAACAGATATGGTATATGGGGTAATAAATAATATGAATGGTATATTTGATGGTTTTGCTTCGCTTGAGAGGGATTTAGATATCAGAATTAAAACATCATATTATACAGGCGAATTAAATGATAGTTCTTCTGCTTCATTATCACTGTTTGATAGATATAACAATGGATATATCAACAAAACTATAAGCTCAAACAATGGTTATTTTGATTATTTGTTACAGCAGCAAGATGGCAGTTTAAAAGTAGATTTATTGAAGTTTGATAATAAAATTGATGAGTTCGTATTCCATAAGCCAATATCCTATAACGGCAAGAACATTATCAAATATGATGAGGCGGTAGATATTGTTACTGGCGTGCTTAATAACAGTAATGGATTGTTTAGTGGTTTTGCAACTGACAACCAAGAAATTGACATTAAAATTAAGACGGCTCATTTTGCAGAAGATGATTATTCCAGTAGCTCATTATCGTTCTTAAATAGATATAATAATGGCTATATATTCAGCAATAAAACTAATTCCAACTGGAGTAATGACTTTTCCTTTAATGCTATTCACAACGAGATAAAAACCGAGTTATTTAAGTATGATAGCCTTTCTAATAAGTTTATATTCAATAAATCAGTAGAAGTTCCTTATCCAATTAATGATGAGGATGCAGTTAATAAACTATATGTAGATAGTCTAGGTTCTGGTGTACAAGAAGTATTGGGTACAGCGGGGCAAATTAATTCTAGTGGGGGGCAGTATCCGCAAATAAGCTTAGATAATAGTGGCGTAATTGCTGGTAGTTATAGCAACCCATTCTTAAATGTTGATGATTATGGTCGTGTTACATCGATAGCTAGCAGAAATTACATTGAAAATATAGAGTTTAATGATAACGAAATCTCAGTACGAGGCTTTGACCCAGATTTAACTATATACCCAAATAGAAACTTAATAATAAAGGCTGATATTATTATAAAGAATAATAGTTCTTTGAAAATATATGATGAATTTAATTATCGATACACAGATATACAGCCACCATACCAATTTAATACTAACATTACTTGGAAATTACCTACATCGCAGCCATTACAAAACCAATTCTTAAAAATGGGTAGTAACAATCAACTTGAATGGACGACAATATCTACAGACGCTGGTGTTACAAGCATCACAGCAGGAAGTGGATTAACTGGAGGCACTATTACAAGTACAGGAACAATAGGTCTTTCTTCCACTGGAGTTAGCGCTGGAACTTATACAAATGCGAATATTTCAATTGGTTGGGATGGTAGGATAACATCAGCAAGCAATGGTCAATCTTCAAATTTAGGAAACTTCCAATTTAGTGGTGATACAATGTATACAAGCGGAGGTTCTGGTCAAATGAATATATCAAATGCAATTGTTAACTTTGCAGGTGCTATTAGCACTGGTGGAGGAGTCAATATGTCTGGTTTTGGTTCTTCTGGCTTTATTTGGGTGGATAGCTCTGGAAGTCTTCAATATACAGGACCAAATGGTACTACTAAATTAGCTAATTAATGGTAATAATATGTCAAACTATCTTTTTTCAGGTTATGAATTTAACAGCGAGTTAAAAGCTGATTTTAAATTGCAAAACCTATTACAGTCGCAAGTCGGTGAAGATCAGCAAATGTCTCTAAAACTGCTCAACAGGCAAAGCGAGGGATTTGTAATAGGTGCTAAAACGCCACATGGACAAACTCCTCAATTTGTACTAGATCAAATAATTGGAGGCAGTGCTCACAACATTATTACACTTGATAGTGCTACAAGTCAGTTAGGTCTTAATTTCAATGTAGATTTAGGCAATAGTTACAAAGTTACAAATAGTATCGTTCCTACAGATGACGGTGATCTAGCCAATAAATTATACGTAGATAATTTAAATAGAATCAAATCAATAGGAATAAATACAAATACAGATGCTTTAACTATTACAGAAAATACAGACCCGAACGATCCAATATTTAATATTGATTTATCTAGTGTGTTACAAAATCTTTCATCCTTATCTGGTGATGGTTTAGTCCTTAAAACTGCAACAGATACATTTGACACCATTGCAACATCCTTAATAGACGATCAAGTTCTTACGTCAATTTTAGGTGTACCAACATGGAAAAGTTTAAATAGAGTGACTTCTATCGGCGTAACCACAGCAAGTACAGGTTTAAATGTAACCAATACACCTGTTACAAGTGAAGGTAATATTAACATTGATTTGTCTACTAGCTTAGAAAATATAGGTAATTTAAGTAGCCTAGGGTTAGTTGCAAAAGATGGCGTTGATACGTTTTACACTGTCCCTAATGGATTAGCCGGTCAATTTTTAGGTGTTGATGCTAATGGTGATTTAATATGGTCGACTGTAGGTACTGTTACTTCTGTCGGGGTTACGGGAGGTGATGGTATTACAGTCAGCGGCTCTCCTATTACTACTAATGGCAATATTGGTTTAACTTTAGATGCTAATTTAGAATCTTTGGCAAATTTAGCTACTGATGGAGTTCTATATAAAACTTCTAATGTAATATCGGCTTTAGCTATTCCTGCTACAAACGGACAAATAATACAAAGTAATAATGGTTCTATAGAATGGATTACTCCAGCAAGTGGTGGAAATGTTACGGGGACTGGGACTTCTACATTAAATTCTTTACCACAAATTACAAACACAACTACTACGGCAATATCGCCCTCTAATGTACTAGTAGAAAATAACACAAACCTAAATATCCCAGGATTTTTAAAGGTTGATACAGTCAAAAATACAAACGATCAGAACCTGTTTAGTTACAATTCTGGTGATGACAGGATATATTTAAACAAACCATTGAGAATTCCTGATGGAGTTGCCTTTAATCAACAATTGGCTTATGGTTATCTTAATTCTAGCGGTAACACTGGAACAGGAAGCGGTTTTAATTCTTATTCTATAGATTGTCATTTTCGAGTAGCAGCGCAAGAATTCAACGCTCATTCATCAAGAACTATTAAAAATATTAAAGGAAGAAATGAAGAAATCATTCAAGAAGCTTTAAATTTCTTTGAACAGCTAGACATTGTGAAATACCAATACAAAGACATTATTAAGGAAGGCGATCATGAATATTTTGGAGTGATAGCTGAGGAATTAAAGGAAGTATTGCCTCATTATGTAAATGATCATCATAAATTCATTCCTAACATTTATTGCAAAGGAATGGTCTCAAAAGTAGTAGACGAATACTGGATTACTATAGACGAAGAATTGCCTGATATCAAAGGCGATAAAGTACAAGTTTATACTGACGATAAATGTTTAGAACTAGAAATAACACATATAGGTAACTCTATAATATCAATTACTACTGATACAGAACTACCAGAGGAAGTTTTTGTTTATGGTACTTACGAATATTCTCCAACTGTAGCTTATAACAAGTTATGGGGACTAGGTTTTGTTGCTCTTAAAGGAATAAAAAATAAAATGGAATTTTTAGAGGAGCAAGTCCAAAAACTAACCTCACAGATAAAACAATTAACTAATCAAGGAGTATAAAATGACACATATTAATCCTACTTTTATTACGGGAAAAATTATAATAGGTGATATTGCAACTGCAACTGGCGATTTAACTGTTGAAGGTTCAACTTGTATAGAAAGCGCAACTGTTCTTAGTAATCAAAATGATAGTTTAGTTATTGAAGTCAAATTACATGAGCTAGATGATGCAATGCTATGCTTTACGCAAATTCTGGATAATAACGCCACAGAAAGCAGTGGACAAGTAGATGTTGTTGTAAAACAAGTAATAGATATAACTACGTTTGTTTTGCAGGCTCAATATAGCAATGTAATTAATAACAATACTATATTACAACTTTTATTTGTCAAAAACTCTTTAGGTTAAGCCTTATTAAAAAGCTCTAGTCTCGTGAATATTTTGATTACAAAGCCTTGGATAATTTAGCCTGAGACAAATCACTATATTTGAATCTATGTTATAATGAAGGTGTGATTTTAACATAAATAATAAGAGGTTAATAATATGGCAAAAAGTACTCCTAATCGTGTAGCTTTAAAATATGTTGCAGATTTTAATATTGATTCTAACTTTGTGCAACAATATGGCAATCAGGTATTTTCTTATAATGGCGATGAAACTCCTGAATATAAGACATTATGTGAAAAATTAGCTTCAACAGTATCTGATG